ATAGTTGTTGAGAATGATGACAAGGCCTCTATGTATTCGGTGCGTGAGTTGTATGAGTATTTGCATGTTCCAACACGTATTCCTATTACGTTTGACTATTGGCATCACACTTTCAATACCGGTGATATCAGCGAACAAGAAGCATTCTTTATGGCTCGTGACACATGGGCTGTTAACGATGCCATTCAATGCACGCATTACTCCGAATCACGTCGACGCGAGAATCAGATTCTTATTGAGCGTATGTTTGCACATCATGGTATTTCATTAGAGAATATTGCACATTGGCCTACCTTTCACAAACAATACAAGGAGTTTACCAAGATCAAGGAGCAGGCTCATGCTGACTTCATTACGCAGCTTCCCAATACATACGGTGTTCCTTCTTTAGACATCGAGGTTGAGGCTAAAGCCAAGGAGCAATCTTTATTGCAGATTGGAGTTACATGTTGTCAAGAAAATAATGCAATAATTCTATAGTATAATATTTATATAAAATAATAATAACAAATAAAAAAGGTTACAACATGGCGTATTACCGTTACAAAAACAAAGTTACTGATGATTTAGAAGATACAAAAGAAATTATCCGTATGTTAGGAAGAATGATTGGCGAAGGTAAAATTGATAAAGATTCAACTCTAGACAATTTAGCTCGAGCATTAAAAAAGATAGAATCTGCAATATATTACATCGAACGCGAATAATATGAAAGTTAAAAAAAGTTATGTGCTGAAAGGCTTCAAAAGATTGCAATGTAAATATTGCACTTATATATGTGAAAGAGTTGATGAAAATGCGACTGCTATAACTTGCTCAGCCTGCACATCAAAGCTAGTAAATGGGCAAACATTGGAACTAAGAAAATAATTACATATATTAAATAAAAAAGTTATGTTAGACGCAGAAAAAATAAAATCAAATTGGGAACGATATCGCGGTTTGGTTAATCAATTCTTTCCTACACGAAAAGATGCATTAAATAAAATGTATGATGCATTAGAAGACCGTATGGTATTTATGCCAGCCTCTTCAATGGAACATTTCCATAATGCATTTGCCGGAGGTTATGTTGATCATGTACTTCGCGTAATTGATTGTGCATTAACATTGCATAATACATGGACCGTAATGGGCGCTGATATGTCAGGCTATACGGAAGAGGAATTATTGTTTGCAGCAATGCATCATGATTTAGGTAAAGCTGGGTTTCCGGGTGAAGGTAATGAAGTGTATCAAATTGAAACTTCGGATTGGCATCGCAAGAATCAAGGTAAACTTTACAAAACAAATTCAAATATTCCGTTTACAATGGTACCAGATCTATCAATTTGGTTGTTACAAGAATACAATGTAAAAATGTCTTGGACAGAATACCAAGCAATTAAGATACATGATGGTTTATATGATGAAGCAAATAAACCATATTTTATTGCTAGATCCGCACAAGCTAGATTGAAAACAAATTTACCTATCATTTTGCACCATGCAGATCATATGGCATCTACAATTGAGTTTGAACGTTGGAGAAATGGAAAAACATCATCTCCGGCCCCAGTTGCAGAAAAAAGCAAAACACAAAAAAGCAACGGATTAAAAAACTTAGCTGAAAATAATCCAGATGTGCAACAATCATTAACAGACATATTTAAAGCATTTCAATAATGACAATATTTTTATCAATAACAACCATTGCATTTGCAATTGCATTTGGATACTTTGCTTACCGGGCATATATATTAGCTGGTTTAGTAGTCGACAGTGAAGATTATCATGCTGCAGTTGAAGAAACAAATTTATATATGTATTCTAAAATTTTAGAATCATACGCTAAAATGCAAGAAATTGACCGCATCGGTGCATTTGAACAAGATGATGAAGCAGGAACAACATTTTCAATGTTAAAAGAAGTAATAGATACACTTAAATCGGAATTTGATGGCGAAGAGAGCAAAGAAGAAAAGTAATAATTACTTTACTAAAATAACTGATATAGCTATCATAGCTTATAATAAATCAGATAGTATGGTAAAACGAGAAAAAATATATCGTCGTTTTATTTATCCAGCATTCATGAAATTAGCTGAAAATCTAATCAATAAAATGAAACCGGATTATATAGATTCAACATTTGCTGATCTTCAAACTGATTTAGTTACATTCTTAACAGCAAGATTAGATAAATTTAATCCAGAAGCCGGAAAGGCTTATTCGTATTATACAAGAACGTCATTTAATTATTTAATTGCCGAAAATCAAAAAGCGTATGCTAAATTGAAACAAGATACACAAACATTGGATGTTGATGAACAACGCAATATCATGACTGAAATTCACAATGAAGAGATGCGAGAAACACTTCGTTATTTTATGAATGCATATATTGAATATTGTTATGAAAATCTAAATTCTTTGTTTTCTAATACAATTGATATACATGTTGCTGATTCAATTCTTCATATTTTTGAAACTAGAGATAACATTGAAGATTTCAATAAAAAAGCTTTGTATATTTACATACGAGAACGCACCGGATTGGAAACAACTAATATTACGCGTGTAATCAAAACACTTAAACAGATTTACGAAACCAAATTCAAAGAATACGAACAAACAGACTTCATAAACTTGCCGTTTTGATATTTATATTTATATAAATGAATCGAAATGGACAAAAACGAAGAAATATTTAAAGGTACATCTTTTGCGGACTTAATGTCTGATGTATATCATAACAGCAAAAAGAAAGACCGACAAATTACACAATTGATAGCACAGTTGCAACCTTTAATTAGGAATGCATCTGATGCTACAATTATTGTCCCACTTATCAAAGAATATTTAGATGTTGCAGTTAAGAATGATGATCATCTAGTAAAATTAACTGCAATTGTTCAACGTTATATTTCTACCAAACAAACTATTGCTGGCGCTGATTCATTGTTAAGTGATGAAGAGAAAATGCAATTGATTCGAATTGCAGAATCTACATTAGAAACGGAATTGACTGATGAAATTGAAGATTTGCAAAAATTAGATCAACAAGATCAAATAATGCAAAACAAAATAAATCAAGCAAAACAAAAACTAGGATCTAATGACTAACGAATATGATATACCGATATCATTTTATATTGCTGAGGTTGTTTCAAAAGCAAATGCAGAAACATATACAACAAAATTACAGCAAAGTAATCAACAATCTAGCGGGTCTTCGCTACACCATATATACGAAATCAATTGTAAAATAGTATCACCTGATCCATATTCTCCGCAAATTAGCAATATAAAACCAGCTGATATCAATACGAAAAAAATACCTTTAGTTGGAGAAATGGTTTTAATTTTCCAAGGACATCGAGAAGATTCAAACATAAACGCATTAGGCCCGCCGGCGTGGTATTATTTAACTACATTAGCTCCTATTTCTGATATAAATTCAAATTCAATAACAGGGTTAAGTAAAACCGGATTGACTAATACTAAACCAGGTGAAACATTTACTGAAACTGATGTTGCAATTTTACAGGCATATGAAGGTGATGTAATTGTAGAAGGTCGGTGGGGAAACAGTATTCGATTTGGTAGTTCAATTGATACTAAAAAAGCAGTAGTTGATACACTTCCAAATTATCTAGGTGAGTCAGGTGCACCGATTATACTATTATCAAATCAAAAAACTTATAGTACAAAATTTGTTACGGAAAATATTGAAACTGATGCATCTTCTTTATATTTAACCAGCACTCAACGCATAAACAATCTAACTACATCAAATCCGGTTGCATCTGATATATCAGTATCTAAATTTAATAGATCTCAATTAATTGGTGTTGCTGATAGGATTGTTTTAAAATCAAAAACTGATTCCGTTATTATTGATGGCAAACAAAGCATTGAAATAAATGCACCAACAATTTATTTAGGTGCAGCAGATCGTTCTAATAAAGAACCAATGCTCCATTCAACAGCTGTAGTTAGTTTACTACAAAAAATAGTTTCTATGATAAAAATAGGTTTTGCGGATTCTAGCGGCGTTATTTGTACTCCATTGTATGATGCACTAACTGATGCAGAAACTTTGTTTCAAGAATTGACTAATGACAATATATTGATAGACAAATATCAAAAAACTAATTATAGATTATAATGGCAATAGGAACAACGATACCAGTAAATTTAATAAAACAGTTAATACCCGTTTTAATGCAACAAGTAGATACTTTATCTGCTGAATCGGAAAAAATTATTAATCAAGTATTACAATTACCATCTGATATACAGTGTAATGATCCTAGGATTCGTGCTGCTAAACTTAAATTGCAATCATTATATGATTTAATTGATACAATTAAACAAGGCCTTGATATTATCAATTCAATTGTACCCGTTATTAGTACGATATCAACTGTTGCATCTACTTTAAAAATTGTCCAATTGGCTATTCCTGCAGTACCAGGAGTTCCAACCGGGCCCGTAACTGAATTAATCAATACATTTGATAGTTTAGGAAAAAATGCTAAGTCATCAGTTTCATCTTTGCAAGGAATGGTTTCTGCAATCAACATACAATTTGCTAGAATCAATCAATCATTAGCAAAAGCAATTCGTAAATTGTCTGCAATTTGTAATACTGAAATATTTGATGTGTCAACTGATATTAACGATGCATTATTAAATTTAGAATATACGGATGATGTTCCTACACAATTTTATACAGAATTAAATGTATCTGATGAAGATATTACTTCTAGATTATCATTGATTGAACAATTAGTAACGGAACAATTAAACGTACTACAAAATTTAAAAGAAGCTCCTAGCAAAGTTCTTTCTGGAATACAAATACCGATTACCGATATAGGTGATATTGGTGATTATTATATTGATACAGATAGCCAACTAATATATGGTCCTAAAACTGAGTTAGGTTGGGGCAGTGGCATAAATATCTAATCAAATTTACATTTATTCATATTTATTAATAAAGTTATCATATGGATTCAAAAACATTAATTAAAGCACTAAAAATAGCCGTACGTGATGTTATTAAAGAAGAATTAACTGAAATACTTCGCGAAGGGTTACAATCTACTATCACTGAGATGAAATCTACATCCACAGTGCCAGTTAATCGGGCAACAGGAAAATCGGTTGCACAAACACCGGTTAAAAACAAAGTTCAATTTCAAAAAACAGGTTTTGCTGATATTTTAAATGAAACTCCTTCAATGAAAGAAGGTTCTCCAGCAATATCAAGTTTTGCTGATTTAATGAATGAAAGTTATCAAGATTTAAGTTTTACGTCTGCAGATGCTCAAGGGTTTGGAATGCTTCGAACCGGTCAACAACCTGCAGCTCCGCAAGTAATGAATGATCCAGAAACTGGCAAAACATTTGAAGTTGATCCAGCAATACAAAAAGCAATGACCCGAGATTATTCTGCATTAATGAAAGCAATAGATAAAAAGAAAGGTAGATAATGTCATATGTAATCATACCTCCTAGTAATGTAAATACAAATACCGATGTTCCATATGGTATAAGTTTATCATTTGCGGATAATGGTGTTTTTAAATCATTGTATACAGCAGACGATCAAGCATTTGAAAACTTTAAAAATCTACTATTAACATTCCCTGGGGAACGCACGGGAGATTGGTATAATTTTGGTTGCAATTTAAAATTATTGTTATTTGAACAAAATATAGATGATATTAAATCAGATATACAAGATGTAATAACAACTGCTGCAGCATCTTGGTTACCCTATATTAATATAGTATCGATTGATATTATTACAGCAGATGATGATCCTAATTTAGATCATGCAATTAAAGTACTTATTACATTTAGTGTAGGAACTGGGTTACGAGAACAAGTTATACAAATAAACGCAACCGAATCAGGTGTAATTACAATTCAATAAAATTATGGAAACAAAAAAAGATATATCATACATCGGAAAAGATTTTGGACAATTCAAGAAAAACTTGATTGATTTTACAAAACAATATTTTCCAAATACTTATACTGATTTTAGTGATGCCTCTCCGGGTATGTTATTTGTAGAACTAGCATCATATGTAGGCGATGTTTTAAGTTTTTATGCAGATAGCAATTTACGAGAATCATTTTTAGATCAAGCAGTTGAACAAGCAAATATATATGATTTAGCTAAAGCATTAGGATATAAACCTAAAACAGCAATGCCGGCGTATGTTACATTAGATGTATTTCAAGTAGTTCCAGCTATTGGGTCCGGAGCAAATGTGATACCTGATTATAATTATGCATTGTCAATACAACCAGGAATGCGAGTTAAACCAGCTTCTGGAAATACATCTATATTTCGTACTTTGGATTCGATTAATTTTGCATATTCATCTTCGTATGACACAACAGATGTAACAATATATGATGTTGACCCATCAACTAAAACGCCTACATATTTTTTATTGAAGAAAAAAGCTAAGGCAGTTTCTGGAGAAGTAAAAACACAAACGTTTTCTTTTGGATCACCTTTACCATATGATAAAATTTTATTAAATGATACTAATATTATTGAAATTATTTCAGTAACTGAAACGGATGGTGATAATTGGTATGAAGTTCCATATTTAGCACAAGATACAATTTTCGAAGCTGTTCCTAATTTAATAGAAAATGATCCAGACTTAGCACAATATCGTTCTGCTGCTCCTAGTTTATTGAAACTTAAGAAAACAGCAAAACGTTTTGTTACAAAATTACGTAGCGATAACAGAATGGAAATACAATTTGGAGCTGGAATATCTGATAATAATGATGAAGAAATTGTTCCTAATCCAGATAATGTAGGAAATGGGCTTTCTGGTATTAGACGAACTGTTGATATTGATATTGATCCTGCTAATTTTTTATATACTAGAACATACGGCCAAGCACCGGCAAATACAACATTAACTATTACATATGTTGTGTCAAATGGTATAACAGAAAACGTTTCTGCAAATATATTGACTGTACTTGATAGGATTACATATAATGATGATATCAATTCAACAAATAGTGGTGCTATGGTTAATTTTGTAAAAACAACAGTAGCAGTTACGAATCCAGATCCAGCAACTGGTGCTAAATCTTCAGAAAGTTTAACTGATATTAAAAATAATGCAATGTCTAATTTTGCGACGCAGAATAGATTGGTTACTAAAGAAGATTACATTATACGAACATATTCAATGCCGGCAAAATTTGGTAGTGTAGCAAAAGCATATATTGTTCCCGATGATCAAATATCACAACAAGATGCTACAACTAATCGAATTGCAAATCCATTAGCAATGAATTTATATGTTTTAGGATTCAATGAAATCAAACAATTAATTTCATGCAATCAAGCAATTAAAGAAAATTTAAAAACATATTTAGGATATTATCGAATATTAACTGATGCAGTAAATATTAAAGATGCATTCATAATTAATGTAGGTATTGATTTTGAAATAACAACGTTGCCTAATTATAATAGCAATGAAGTTTTATTAAAATGTACTAATGCAGTTAAAAGTTTATTTGATATTGATAAATGGCAAATAAATCAAACAATAATTAAATCTGACATATTGACAACATTGGCCAATGTAAAAGGTGTACAAAATGTTATAGGAGTCAAGTTCCTTAATTTATATGATACAGACTTTGGATATTCTGGCAATGTATATGATTTAGAATCTGCTACTCGTAATGGAGTAATTTATCCATCATTAGATCCTAGTATTTTTGAAATTAAATTTCCTAATCAAGATATTCGCGGACGAGTGGTAAGTTATTAAGATTTGAATATTTATACTAAAAGTATATTATGTTTAGAATATTTTATCCCGAATCTGATGCTACAGTATATGAAGGTTTAGACACAACTAATACCGGACTTGATGAAATATTAGAAATAGGTAAACGATTAGGCACTGACGGTACTGTTTGGCAAAAATCTAGATCATTGATTAAATTTGATATAGATGAAATTACTGATGTAGTTTCTAAGTATGCTACTAATATTAATTCTTGCAAATTTGTATTGCAATTATATACTAGTTATGCAAAAAATTTACCAGCACAATATACAATCGATGCACAAATGATTGCACAACCATGGATTAATGGAACTGGTTATTTATCATCAAATCCAATTATATCAAATGGAGTACAATGGGCAACACCATATACATCTTGGTCATTAGATTCGCAATCCGGATCATTGTGGATATCTAGCTCACAACAAATTGATTTAGGTACATCTGGAATTAGAGTTTCTGGATCAGGTGCAGGTGGTAGTTGGTTATATAGTACGGGTAGTACATCATTTTCTAGTTCACAAGCATTTTCATATCAAACAACAGATTTATCAATTGATGTTTCTAGTTTAATTTTAAAATGGGTTAGCGGAAGTAACAGTCAATCGATTGACAATAACGGATTCATACTTAAATTTTCTAATGCAGATGAAGCAACAGATACGGTAACAGGCTATATTCAATTTTTTGGAAAAGAAACTCATACAATATATGTTCCTAAACTTACAATGTATTGGGATGATACAACGTATTCATCTTCATTATCGGCTGCTAATTTAGAATCTTATACAGTATTTACAAAATTAAAACCGGAATATCGCGATACAGAAATAATTAAATTGCGAGTTTATACTAGAGATAAGTATCCGCAAAAATCACCAACAAATTTATTTCCAACACAGACCGTTAAACGTTTACCTGCTACTACATATTACTCTATATTAGATGCTGCTACAGATGAAGTCATTATTCCGTACGATGATATTTATACTAAAGTAAGTTGTGATAATACTAGTAATTACATCTACGTTGATATGAATGGTTTTATGCCAGAACGATATTATCGTTTACAATTCAAAATCAAAGATGGATTTACGGAACAGTATATTGATGATGATGTATATTTTAAAGTAGTTAGATAATGTTAAGACCATTAAGAATAAATGTAGGAAAATTATTAGATCCAGTTAAATTACAACAGATAGTAAAATATCAAGGTAATTTAACCGTTACATCTAATGATACAAATATCATTCCTAGAGATGAAGCTGGAAATATACAATTTCAAGAATCTGCAGAAACAAATCCACTACTTATTATTGAACCTGTTGCAACACGAATAACATTGAATTCCGTACTTAAAGTTTTAGATACTAGATTTCAATATTTTAAATTTCCGGCAACGACACGTGTTATCGAAACACCCGATGTTAATATAGATTTAACGATACCAGAATTGGAAGATCTTCCGGAACCAGATCTGGTATATGCTCGTTATAAACCGTCGGAAGATTTTAGATTATCTGATGCTGCATTTTCCGGAATTTTAATGGATGACGTAGTTGATGGACAAACACAGAAAAATATTAATGGATATTTTATTACAAAAGAAATTAAAAATTCTGGCCAGGATTTACGATTTTTTATAAAATTACAACATAAATATCAAGCCGATTCAGATGGTTATGGGACGGCTTATTTTTCAATCGTATTGAATTCACCAGATAGAGGTTTATTTAGAGAATGGAAAGGTCCATATGCAAATCAATCCGAAGGAAATTCAACATGGGGCTCAATTGCACGTAATGAAATTCAAACATTACAATTTGAGATCATTATAAGAAATGAAGAATTTGAAATAGGAGAAACTATTTCAATTGGAGCAAAAGCTGGCAAAGATCAAAATACAGATTCATCATATCATTTTGTAATTGCAGATCAATCATATTGGGTAATTACCGATGCTAGTAAAAATGTAGATGAATGGAATCAAGAAATTAGCTAATGTTAACACAATATAAAAATATCAATCAAATTCAAACAGCGTCAGGTTCTATATCTGCAGAACGTTTATCTAGTAGTAAAACAGAATTTGCTAGTTTTGATGCTGAAGAAGCAATTTATTTTAATACTGAAATAAATAAACAAACGGAAGATCAACGTGTTGAAATTCATGTATATGCTGGAGATACTTGGATTACTGGTACACATCGAGTTCAATTAGAAACAAAAGTACCAGAATATCGCAACAAACAAACAAATGCATTAATACAATTTCCTGCTCAACCGTTAGCTATAAATTTATACAATGAATTTGATAAATTAAAATTAACTTCCGGGACATTTCGTATTGCCGTTAATTTTTTTAAAAATTTAATTGGTAGTTATGATTTACAACATTTACGTATTGATGAAATTTCTCCAGATCGTACAGAAATAAGATTACGTGCAATTGATGCAGATAATCCACAATTTTTAACACAAATTACCTCATATATTCAAACGGTTAAACAAACTACAAATACATATTATAAAAATTATCTATTAAATTTTAGTAGAAATAATTGTGTATTATTTGTTAATAGTGTTGTTATCGGAGAATATTTATACGTTAAATTAGCAGAACCGTTATCAGCGGATATTGATGTAGATTTTAAATGTTGGATCGTTGAAGAACAAAAAGATACATATATTGATCGTGTATCAATAATTGCTAAATCATTTACTAAACAATATAATACATTATCTAATCCAAATTGGCAAGCTAATAATACATTAAATTTATCAACAGAAACGGGTTTCAAAACATGGACTGATTTATTAGGTTCGTCTACGCAAACTTCACAACAAATTGTTGATTCGTATTTTTCTAGTAGTTTAAGTGGCGCACAATTGAATATTGATTATTCAGATTTTAATAATTTTATATTTTACAGTTCAGCAACAGAACGTTTAAGTAATTTTAAATACAAATTACAACTTTTAGAATATTATGCATCTCAGAGTATATTAATTTCGCAAATCTCCGGAAGTAATGCAGAATCAAATTCTGCAGAATATACACAATATCAAACTAATTTAGTTAGTGGTTTTGATGCATTTGAAAAGTATTTATATTATGATTCATCATCTAAATTAACTACATATGATATTGCAAAAGAAAATGCGGTTTATGCTGACTTAACAGGAAGTTACGTACAACCAGTACCTAAATCTACATCTACATATCCATATGCATTATATTCCGTAACAAGTAGTCAATTTAATACATGGTACAATTCATTATTAGATTCAGCCTCATTATATGATTCATTTAATTTGAATTCATTAGAATATTCAATACCAGAGTTTATTAGATTTAATACTGATAATGAACAAATGGTATTGTTTGTACGAATGTTAGGACATCATTATGATATAATATATTCATATATCAATCATATGAATCAAATTCACACTCGTGAAGAAAATCCTAAATTAGGTATGCCAAATGAATTGTTATATACTGTAGCAAAACAATTTGGTTGGAATTTAACAAATGGAAATCAACAGCAAGAATTGTGGTCATATGTATTAGGTACTTCAGAAACCGGGACACCGCAAACCGGATCTAATTCTGTTAATGGTACATCATTATCAGCAAGAGATCGTACATATGCAATATGGCGTAGAATTGTAAATAATTTACCACTACTTTTAAAATCTAAAGGTACTAAACGCAGTGTTCAAGCATTGTTATCATGTTATGGAATTCCACAATCAATGATTTCAATCAATGAATATGGAGGACCTAGACTAGAACGGGCACCTGTATATGAAAAATTAAATTTTGATTATGCATTAGATGTTAGTAGTAGTGCAGCTGGTATTGTAACTGTAAATTATAATTCCTTACCGTTAAATTCAATTGAACTGCGTTTACGAACAGATAACATACAAGATAACCCATTCCTTCCGAATGTAATGAATGTTCTTCAATTTGGCGGAGATCGTATTGTATTAGCATTTCAAAGTGGTGATAAAGGTATATTTCAAATCAATGCAAGTGCACAGACAGATCCGATATCGATATTTGATGGAGAGTGGGCATCTTTAATAGTTAAAAATAATGGTGGTAATATAGAATTAGTTGTAAAAAAATCTAAATATGGAAAAATAGTAGCAGCAGTATCTGCATCAGACAGCGGTAATATACCGGTAAATGGACCTTTAATATTAGGAGGAACTTCTGGTGGTAGTAGATTTGTTGGTCAGTTTCAAGAATTAAGATTATGGTCATCTAGTTTACAAGATTTGGCATTTGATAATCATGTTAAAGCACCAGCTGCTTATAATGGAAATGTAGATGCATATTCTGAATTGTTATTTAGATTACCACTTACACAAAAAATAAATCACGCACTTACCGGTAGTTTACCAGGTGTGCAGCCAATTTCATCTAGCATATCAGCATCATTTACGAGTTGGTCTGTTAATACGCCATATGATTCTATTGAAGAAACATATTATTATGATTCTATTTCTTTAGGTGCTGGAACGTATGATGATAATAAAATACGTATTGAATCAAATGAATTGATTGCTCCGTTAGATGTTAAAACAAGAGCAGAACGAAGTCAATTTGATCGAGCTCCATTAGATAGCAAAAAATTAGGAGTATATTTTTCTCCTCAAACAATGATTGATGAAGATATCATTGCACAATTAGGATTTACAGATTTAGATCAATATATTGGCGATCCAGGTGAGGTAGAAGCAAAATCATATCCCAACTTGATTCAAGCTGCACAAAGCTATTGGAAAAAATATGCTGATAAAAATGACATTAATTCATATATTAAAATGTTTACATTGTTTGATTTATCATTTTTCAAACAATTGGATCAATTACTTCCGGCGCGTGCCGATAAAATTACGGGTGTTTTAATACAACCAAATGTTTTAGAACGTAGCAAAGATACAATTTTACCTAAGATACGACATTATAATTCAAGTTATTATGCTCTTATTGAACAAACCCACCCTACTGCATCGGGTGATTATTTGCAATATCTTGGTTCAATTGATGGTGATATTTTAACTATATCTGCACAAGATGATGATCAATGGCAAATGTATTTAACATCTTCTCAAGCAGAAAAATATGATGGAACAACATATTCATATGAATATCTAATCCAATCGGGTAGCACATATATTACCGCTTCTTCCCCGTATTGGCGTAGTGAAGGTTTATGCCCGGCAATTACATCATCAGTTTTATCAGAATTTAAAACAAATATAATTCCCGGAAAAACATATACGGAATTTATAGTAGAATTAGCAACAATAGCTCCGTTGTTTAATTTTACATATGATAACGGAATAGATGGAGTAGGCGCATTTCTACAAAAAAATATAAACGGTGGATTTAATACTATTGACGGCAGTTTAGTATATCCTGGACAAATAGTTTTAATCAAAGATGGTCATACAATATCTGCTACTAGTACAGAGATTGAACATGTTAGTAATGGTATATATGAAGTAACACTTCCAGGATCATTAAGTACAAAATTTACATTGAATAGAATTGCATCGGCAGACGAAATAGCTGAATTTGTTAATCAACGTGTAATAGTAACTAGCGGAATCGATAATATCAATTTTATATTTTATCAAACTCAAACAATAAATAATATAGGAATTGATGCACCGACATATGTTACTAAATCTGGATATATTTTACAAGAAATTCAAGATTACTTACCAACGGGTATTGATAATCAACGGTATTCTGGTGCTAAACTAACATCTCCTGGTTTCAATATTGCATCAACACAAACCGTAGATGGAGGTCCGGTGGTAGAATGGAGAACAGCAAATCCTAATCAATTAATATATCAAAACAACGGCGAACAAGGAAGTTTTGTATTGGTATAAAATTTATAACGTGTATATTTATATGAAATAAGGTTAAAACATATGGGATACTTAGATAATTCGAGCGTTACAATTGACGCAATATTAACATTGAAAGGTCGAGAATTACTTGCAAAAGGTGGTAATGCATTTAAAATTACACAATTTGCATTAGGAGATGATGAAATTGATTATTCATTATGGAATCCGGATCATCCACTTGGAACTGATTATTATGGTACTATTATAGAAAATATGCCAGTAACAGAAGCAATTCCAGATGAAACTCAGGCATTAAAATATAAATTAATTACATTGCCGAAACAAACAACTAATATACCTATTGTTACAGTTGGAAATACAGCTGTTACATTAGCGGCTCCTGGTGATAGTTCTATTATAGCTCCAAATACAAGCAACTTCCAAGGCGGAAATGCCAATCTAGGATATACCGCAATATTGTCAGATTCAACGGTTTGTGATATTCAAGTAACTAGAGCATTACAATCATCAACACTTCCAACTACTCCTAGATTTATTGGAGATAATGAAGATGCACAAAGTGTTGCAGTTGCTGGATTTGAATTCCGCATTGTTGCTAAGACTCAAATGATTGAAGATAAAACTGCAACTATTACAGTAATTGGAAATGAAACCGGTGGAAGTGTTACCATTAATGTAACTGTTAAAAAAGCAACTACAGCAACTATATAATAGGTTAAAGAAATGAATTATACAAAGTTAAAACAACAACCAAAACAAGGTGGCGTACCTAGGATTAATCTAAATCAAGCTGCTGCAGCAACTCCAACTCGAGATGCAGTAACATCTCCGATTATCAGTCCGGCAAATACATCAGCAATTACAGAACAAGTTCGGCAATTAGCTCAACAACTTGCTAATCAGATTGTGGCGGAACAACAACAAACACAAATATTAGCTCGTAATGGTAGGACATATACTAAATTTGATACTGCTAACGATATTATTTCAAATCAAACAGAAACCGTTACGGCAGGTTTATGGTCTGATAATTTAGCCAGTTTAGAAACGTTTTTTACCTCATCAACACAAACTACATCGCAACGTCGTTATTATGTTGACACATATCATAAAGCTATTACAGAAACAGGTTCAGCAGTTCAATTTTCATTGGCTTTCGGTCATGCATTAGGAAGTGGATCTGATTCACAAGGGCAACTTAATGATTCGCCTAGTAAAGCAATTTATTCACAATACCGACAACTTTTACTTGCACCAACAGATACACGTTTTACGACTGCTGGATCAGGAAGTACGGATTATATCTATGTAGTTAATTTTAAACGTAACCGATTAAAAGAACGTTTAGATGCAGGTAATTGGGAATTGCCATTACAAACAATATCAGGTTCTCGTCCTACAAATGCAACGGGAAGTATTGTAACATCTGGATCTAGAATTATTACGTTGATTGATGACTCATCAATTTCATCGGCAGCTGTTGGAGATTCTGGAAAAGTATATAACATTGTATCGGGTTCAATTAATGGAGGTGTATTTAATCCGTCGGCGCCTGTATATTATGGATTAGCTTACCCAGATTACGGAACATTGGTACTAGATGGAAAAATGTTCT